GGCGATCTTCGAGTCCAAAATTTTTACCGCCGCTTCCTCAGCTGTACATCCATTCAGCACCAAATACCGCTGGATGAGCTCAACTTCTCTGAGATCGCTGTTTTCCATATTTCTTCCTCCAAAGAATTAATAAGTTGCGGGCTTACCACGCCCGCAACGGCTTAACATGCCGCAAGCGGCCTGTCAAGCTTTAATCGGGGTATTCAATTCTCGTTCTTTAAGCTTATCTTTGCACTCTCTATTCCTGCAAGCTTGTACCGCTTTTTCCCGTCTCTCTCGTTCATATTTTATATACTCGTTAGACGGCATTACGCGGTACAACTCGTCATCAGTATAGCTTAGACCGATAATCTTTTCAACTTCTTTTATCTCTGCTTTCTCCGATTCTTTCTTTTTCCTCTCCTCACTTATTTCAAGTTTCTTTAGGTAGTACCTAGGTACAGTACATTTTCGTCCTTTATATGTTAGACGAAATTCCTCGATAGTTTCCCTATTTTCTTTTGCCCATAACAGACCTAATCCTTTAGACTGCAAATTAAAAGGCCTCTCAAGGCCTCTCTCATCGAATTTTTTTAGCGCTTCGTCTCCGTATAACTTCTTGTCGATATACTGAGCTACATATCTTACCGTATCATGATTTACGACGCCGAAGCTATTTTCTCTTATACTTTTTACTTCCCAATCGCAATACTGCCAATGTCGTATAACCGTCCTGCGGTCTTCTTCGTCTAGTCCAATTCCAAACAATATTCCATGATAATGCGGCCTTTCGGACTTTGACCCATACTCTCCTGCAATGTAATACCTTAGAGTCCTCGGCCATATCGCCTGTCGTATAGACTTTAGAAATAGTTGCACATGCCTTTTGCATAGTGTTCCTCCCGGAGGCAATTTTTCATCATTATACGTCAACGTCAGAAACAACGACTTATCGTGATAGTTCAGCTCGTGCATCATCCTTAGGCTCCACTCTTGCCGCTTAGTTATACGACACATGAGACACTTACCGCAGGGAACGAGTAACCCGGCGGAATCTCCGCCGGGTACCCATACACGTCGCGGCATCTTGCATCTCACAATCTCACACCGCCGCGTGATACACCGTAAGATCGGAGCCGGCGACGACGCTTACTTTTGCCTCTTTTACGCCTTCTTTTCGACCTTAAACCGTAATTCCTTCTTCTCATATCCTCACCTTACTTTTTATTTTACCACATCGGGCCCAGATACGGCCCGCGTTTGGTTCTCGAACTTTCCGGTATTTCTACCGGTTCCGGCTTCTTCTCTTTTTCCTCTCTGGCTCTTCGCGCTTCCAAATACGCGCGTAATGCCGCAGCTATATCTGTCGCAAAACCCGGTATTCCTGACGCGGTAGTCCTCATTCCTGACTGTTCTGCAATTAGCAAGTCATGAAGGAGCCTCTTAATGTCTACTCCTGCCTTCCTTGCTTCGGTGTAGATTTTGACTATTTCTGCTCTTTTTTTATCCGTCTCAGCTGAGATATTCTCCGTTTTCAACGCCTCATTAAGTTGTTGTAACTGCGTTAGACGGGTATCTTCGAGGGTTTTGTCAATATCTACTTTTCCTCTTTGCAAAGCCAATACATTCAGGGCTTCCCTATTGATATCTATTTCCATCCTGGGCGCCGTTGTGCTTACAACGGGCCCAGCTGAGGCAGTACCACCAGCTGCAAGTGTTTTTGACAGGCCGGCGGCCTCAAGGTCAGCTGCGCGTCTCTGCGCGGCTGTATCCTCTCTTTGCCATAGTTGCCTCTGCAACCTTTTCTGGTAACCGTACTGTTTTTTGGCTAACTGATAGTTGTAGTAGCCAATTCCTATGTTCCCAATGGCTCCAAAGGTGTTTCCTATATTAAATTCCATATCCACCTCACTTTTATGTCAATGGGCGATACCACATCAAGAGAGAGTATCGCCCATTGCCGGTTTTCGGCGAGTCCTGCGGACTCGCCGTTTACGGCTTTTCGAGACTAGGAAGGGGGCCGCGCCACTCATCATCACCGCTTTTTTTCTCATTTTAGCCAATCTAAGGCCTAACGTTATTACGACATACCGCTTTCCTTATCGGATGTATCTGGCTGCTTTTCTAGGCCCTCAGAGGCCTTTTTTTTGGCCTCTGAGGCCTCTTTTTCGGCCCTATACTGACCTAATTTTTCTTCCACCATGTTTTTGATGGCCGAGGCGTCAGCAAAATCGAAACCCTTCTCTCTAGTTACATCGGGCCGAAAATCTGGGTTTTCGTAGGCCTCTTCCTCGGACTGATCATACATGCCGGCGCGATAGTCCATCAGTCTCTTTCCAGCAAGCATCATATCCTCAACCCGCTTTTTCAACGGGATGTATCCGTGCTTCTCCACTATTTCCGGTGCGATAAATTCTTCCGCCCTTGCAGGGGGTCGCTCAGTCCTATTGTAATACATTTTTTCCACCTCATTAGTTGTGATCGATAAGTCCCGGAGCGGACATTATCGGTATCGGCCTCAGGGCCCTTATCAGATTTGCATACTGCACTATCAGTCCCGGTTCGTTCTGGACTGCAAATATACGCTTGTCCGGTATGCACTCGACGAATTCCTCGTTAAGCGCAGGTGCATTGGCAAATATCCTTCCTAAATGCCAATAATTGAAAGTACTTCGCATACCTCCACAAATCATATTGCGCTTAACTCGTAACTCGTCATATCGTCCTTGATAACCCCATAAAGCGGTATTTTCCGCTTCTACACCAGATGCAAAAATTTCGGCTCTTGTAATCGCCTGTTCCGAAAGGTTCGCAAATTCAGGGAACGGGAAATCGTAGCGCGTCTCTCTCAACCACTGTCGATCAATTCCTTGTTGGTATGACGGCACAGGCATAACGGACATTATTCCCATAATTAGTCCGAACTCCTTTACACGATAACGTCCTACCTTGCCTTGAGCTACACCTATTCCATGGCCGGCGAGATTGCCCTGCGGACTCGTCGAATCTGTCGAAGAAGTCTGCAATACCTCAGACGCTATTATAGGAGCTTTTGTGCCGCCGATGTATTCCGGACGCTGCAACCTCTCATCAGGTACCGTTACTCCGAAATGAGCCTGTAAGAATTCCTTATAACGTACACCGGCTCGTGCGTTACGCTCTAACCATTTTTGGATTTGGAATGCAAGCCGCAAATCAGAAACATCAAAAGTTGTCGTCTCTGATATATCAACTTGATTTTTATTAAGTGCGGCAAGCAAATCCGCATGTAATGCGCCTGTTTGTGTCGTTAGCAAGTCGCTGGCAGTATTTATTGATACATAAGCTGATGACCCAACCGCACTAACTGCGTTCGTAAAATCAGCATACCCACAACCAGCTATCGGTAGCGCCGGCGCAACACCTCTTTGCTGCCACGGCAGTGCCGATGTAAAATAATCCTTCATCCAGTTACGATTGAGAATTTGCCAATTATCCAGATCGACCGGTTCTTGCAGATTTTCATCTCTGTAATACTCGTTGTAAATCATGTTATACGCACGACGAGGAAAATCCAATGGGTATGCACCTGCAGGGTCAACACCGACAGGAAAACCGAGATAGTCCCAGAGGGAACCCTCTGCGTTTTCGCCTACCTCAGATGGATTCCACCGCGGAAGTACTGATGCGTCATCTCCATCAGGCCCGCCTGTGATGAACAGTTCCCATCCTTCCCATAGGAGACGGTACGGGACAAAAAAGTAATGTGCGAAAAGATTGATTTCGTGGAGAATAGGAGCAACTAACGGCTGGAAACGCACGACAGCCTGAGCAGATATATCGAATATATCACCCGGTATTACCTCATCGCACATTACCGGTATCAGCTGACCCATATCAGCTGTAAATTTCTTATCGTAGCTCAGATCAAACGCACTCCTACCCGGACGTAATCCTCCAATTTTACGAAATACATTACTCATTTTTGTTCCTCCCTTCTTTTTCGCGGCAAATCATCGCGAGACCGACGCGATTGTATAGGTCCTCTACCGGACCACCTTTTTCCGGTACCATTTCTCTCGTCTCGTCATCAAAAGTTCCTATTCGATACATCTCGTAATCCTCTGCAACTACATCAGTCCTCATCACGATATCAGCCAACATCCTTATTGCGGTACTATCATTTTTGGCCTGAAAAACAGGCCCAGATATCTCCGCAACCTTGTCGTATATCGTATATATTCCATACTTCATGGTTCCACTCTCCCAGGATATAAATTCTCAAACCTTTCGCCACAGTCCCATTCCAGCATCTTCATACGCAAGTCCATATACACCTTCCGGCCGGCGAGCATCGAGTCCACAATCTTTACCGCCGCTTCCTCAGCG